GAAGACTCTCCCGCCGGTGAGCGGCAAAGTGCAGCGTCAGAAGAAAGATGAGAGGTTTTTCTTCAAACCAAATTCTTCCACTTCCACGAAACCTTGTCATAGTCCGCAAGGGAAAAAACAGAAGTGTGAGACGCAAGGAGGTGTGAAGAGCACACCTGTAGAGCGGTCGTTGACACGACCTGTATGCGAACCAATGCCATTAGTAAACTTGAACACGGGAAATTATGAAGTGTTAACTCCAATTTGTTTGGATCGAAGATTACCACTTCCTTTTCTCGGAGGGGTCGACCAATTTAAGAGTCGATCTCTCGATTTGCCGGAATCTCATAGGACAAAACCTTTGCCCTTGGTGACTCGTAATAAACCGTTGCCTGCGATTCCAGTCAATGCAGATTCAATTCATCGCAATGTTCAAGAGGAATACACAAATTGGCTTTGTTTGGACAAACCAAAAGGTTTCACGAATGTTCAGTGGCTGGATCATTGTCAAAAACAGAACAACCGAGAACGCGATAGATTGTCGCGTTCTCAGCAGAGGACCAGCAGACTACGTTGTGAACCAGTTCCCATACAGGAGAGACAGAGAGACGGAGTTTCTCCGTCGGCCCCTTTACAGAGTGCGGAACCTACCCCACCTCGGCCTCCCGAAAGGGAAGCCCGACCACAGAGACGAGAAGCTCTTGTCACAGAAAGGAAACGAGAAGTACTTTGTTCAGAGCTTCCCCGAGACCCATTTGTCACAAACGTGGATTCAATACATGTGACAGCTAACTCAGATGATGAAGAAACGATAAAACGTTTCCGTTCCTACGGAATTGAGCCATGGTTTAATAAAAGATTCCATGACTCGACCCATCCTCATCCAGTTAGCGCTGGCATTCGAACAAAGATGACAGCTTGGGCCTTCGGGAAAATGCGTGAAAATGGAAAAACCCATATTTGTTCTTTATACGCAAGCCCACGTGACAGCAACATTTTAGCGCAATTGAATTTGGGGGTTTTAGACCCCATGCGCCTGACCTCGTATCGACCTATTTTGACCGCTGAAGACATAAGCCGTGAAAATATGATTAGAGCAGAAGATTTAGTTCAATGTGAC